TCTACATGGACGTAATGTCCATGTAGAGATTTGTAAATCTTTTATCAGATAATATACGATATTGTTTCAAGAGTTCATCTTGAAACTTTTGTATGTTTGAAAACTTGTATGTAGTTGTATGTATGGGTTTTCCCATACAACTTCACATGCAAGTTTTCTATTCATATTTAAAGTTTCGTAATTGATAGAACCTCTTGTTGTTTTAAGTAGCTTATTTGATAATGTTTACAATCGCCCCAGTTTTCTATCTGTTCACAGTTTTGACGTAATTATTCGTCTAAAATGCGGACTGTGTCCTATGTTCTATAAAGTACATAAACGCTAAGATAATTAAACTTTAGAGCTATATATAAAGTATATACTTTTGCTTTTGATATAGATGTTCATTTATTTGAATTTACGCTCTGAACCGAGCGCTTTAGTTTAGGAAAGAGTTAATCATCCTTTCCAATTGGTATTTAATTAATTGCAAGATGTCTTTTGACTGCCAAAAATCTTGTGTATTTAATTTAAATGCCTTCTTATTTATAATTTTAAATTAGTTTTTAAATATATTAGTTGACCAATTAGATTTAGAACTTAACATTCCTAAAGGAATCCCACTTAATGTACGAAAATTATGTTTGAAATATACTCGCCCAAAAAGGGTTTAGAGATATTAGTAATAGAGTAGTATTTTTAAGAAGAATCGGTCCTTGGAGATGTTTTAATGGAACGTAACCCAAGATTTTATTATAATCGGAATATACAAAGGTGTATGTATAATTTAAGGTATAGTAACCGCTATACTAGGGCAGGCATGCCCGATTTTTAATTACCTCTACCCAATGTTGACCAGTCAATAATTTTATATTTAAAAATTCTTTAATGTTTTATATTTAAGAAAATTTTATGTTTGGCACGCCCTTTCTTTTTTATTCATGAATTTATTCAAAATTTGCGGAAACAAAATCGAAAATGCCAAAAGGGCACTGATAGTGGTAACACTATTTCAGATTTACGCTTACCTTCCTTTGGTACAACAAAGTGAAAGTAATCCAAAAGGTTCTCGAAGAGAACAGTTTGAAAAGCGTATACAATCGGCACGTATTGAGTGTCGTAAACAGCACAATCGTACTTTAAACACCGACAAGAAAGTGTTTAAAGATAAGAAGCGTCAGAAGTACAAGTATGTTCATCAAGGAATTTTTGATAAGGAACGTAATGAACATATTAAAAATTCTATTACTTCGCTTTTTATTGATGTGGAAGAAAAGGTTAAGGAATCTTTTGCAGATCCTAAAATTGTTTCTTCAGTATCAACCAAATTAGCAGCAGCTATATCCACTGCACATTTACTTAAAGGGAAAAAAAGACCTTCTAAGATATTGGCAATTTTAACACTTGCCATTACTAGTATTCTTCCTGAAATGACTCAGAATTCCGTTTCAGGTACCTTAAAATTTTCAAATGAACAATTGAATTATTTTAAGGAAAGGTTTGGGTTTAATCCTTTTGTTAAACAAGCGGAATTTGATGATGATAATCAAGATATAGCATGGCTTTCTAAGCTTCCTGGATACTTAAATAATTGGGAAGCAGCTAAACAATCGCCTGCTTTTTCAAAAATTTCAGAATTAATCTCAATTATGGCCACAATGGGTTTCATTGATGGCAAACATTTGAGTGTTTCAGTTAAAGGTTTACAATTATTTCGTATTGGAACTGTTCGCAAACATGCGGACGTTACTGATTTAATTTCGGCTTTTCTCAGCTCTTTAGAATATTTTATTTCTGGGGGGTATGAGTTCTTCTTGACAGGTAATCCGAGAAGATTTTTGTTTGATGACGATGATGCCAAAGAATTTGATGATTTATACGAGATGTTACTTGAAGCTACACCACATGCAAAATCTATGATTTTGCCTATTATGCGTGTAGAATTTAAGGGTGAAAAGGTTGTTATGGATGATGTTAAATATTTAGAACATCTTGAGAAGGCAATCAATTTATGTAAGAAGTGTAAATCCATTAGTAAAAGTACTTGGCAAAGTTCTTTTTTCCAAACTCGTCTTGAACGTATGATTGGATGGCGTTCAGATTTTAAAGCGCGTCGTTCCAATGGTAAATTTAGGAAAGCACCTTTATCTATTTGGATATATGGTACTTCTGGTGTAGGTAAATCATCAATATCGCAATTACTTATTAAGTCATTATTGTGTTATATGGGTGTACCTGAAGATGAGTTGGATAGAGTAGCTAGCATTAACGAACAGGATAAATATGATTCCACCATTACTGGTGGAGTTCATGCATATTTAACCGATGACGTTATGAATACAAAAGCTGATTATTTGGAAGCAGCTCCTACTCAGAAAATTGTTGATCATAACAATAATGCACCATTGTTTGCAAATAAGGCAGAGATTGAAGGTAAAGGTGTAACACCTCATAATCCTAAAATTACATGCTATACTAGTAATTGTAAAATTGAGGAAGTGGCAAATCAATACTCCAATTGTACTGAATCAATCCGTAGACGTATGATTATAAATTTAGATGTACGTGTAAAACCAGAGTTTTGTATTAAAAATGAAACTCGTATGGATAGTGATTTAGTTTTTAGAACTTTTGGGGAAACCACCACACCTGATTGTTGGGATATTGTTATTTCTCAATGTTCTACCCAAACTAGTACTGGTATGATAGAATTAGGTGCTGATTTTAAGCCCACTGTTAATGCGGGTCATAAATTTAATATTTATGAAACGTTACAATATTGTTATGATATGGCTGATTCACATATGAAAAATCAAGGAATTTTACAAGATATTCAAAATAATCTTGTCGAAAGAATGAATATATGTGGAGAATGTAGGCGTATTGGTGTAATGTGTACATGTAAACCTAACGCTCACCCCAAGTCTTCTGTTAAAGGTATTTTCAAGTCTAATGAATTTGCTACTGCAGAAGAAGAAATGGAATATTTGAATTTTGTTGAAATGTCAAAACAACGTGCCAGGTGTTATTATAATGAGGATGGAGAACTGTTAACAGGAACTTATGGAACATGTACAGTTCGTGAGACTATTGAAGAGGAAGAGACTGCTAAAGGTCTCGTTCCTTACAAAAATCAAGCTGAAGTTATACCTCCACCTCCAGAATTTTTCGATGAAGGATTAGATGAACCGGTACAAATACAGGCATATCATGTGCCTATATGGAGTTTGTTACCGGGTTTTGGACGCATTGTACGAACACGATATATTACATTGGCATTTCACCAATTGGTTATAGGTTCGTTTTTCTTTATGGAATCTATGCCCAGTGTTATGTTGAATTTTGGAGATTATTTGATCGCTAGATTTTTCACAAATCGCCGTGTTCGTAGATTATATTGGGCTTTATGGTCTCATTTCTTTTCCACGCACATTAGAAACGTGTTGTTGTTTTGTTTATTGGCAGATGTTATAATGAGTTCGACGCTTTTTACTTTTCTACCATATTGTGTTTTTATTGTTTTATTTTCATTATTACAAATTTTCTTGTCATGTACAGCAGTGCTTCTTATTGTTAAATGGTATAGAGATAGGATGAATTTATTTGATCGTATGGGTAGGATAGTACAACGCACCTATCGTGAGATTAAAACACAAAGATTGAAGGAATTGGCCAAATGGTTGTCTATTAGTATTGTTACTTATAAAGTTCTTAAAATGGTACGTAATTTCTTTTATGCTCAAAAATCTTTGAAACAAGTTGTCGAACACCAGTCTGCCTTGGAACCTGCGGATCTCAAAGAAGTTGAGGATCGTAATTCTAAAACAAGTGATTGGGCTAAAGCAGCTTGGGAAGAATTACATATTACACATAAAGCAAGGACAACTACATTTGAACAATTATGTGGTAAAATCAACAAAAATCTGTACCATATTACTTTTGTGGCTGAAGATGGAAGTACTAATAAGTGTGATGGTTTAGTCATAGAAGGGAATAATATGTTAATTCCTTTGCATGTTTTCGGTTCACACAAGAAAATGAAAGTGTTATGTCGTCTTAAAACGGGCGACGGGCTTAATACTATTTTCCGTGGTCATATTTCTTTGAATATGGCTTCTGTTGTTAAAGGCATTGATTTAGTTTTGGTTAATGCATCTTTCCTAAATCCTCATGCAAGTTTAGTAGATTATTTTCCTAAATCTATAACCCATTCAAGAGGAGCCGGAGCCTTTTTATATAGAACGGAAGAAGGTGAACTTAAGAATGACTCTATTTCTTTTAAACAATCTAGGAGACATTCAGGAGGAGCAGGATTTGCTTATGCATTACCATATACAACATTTAATGGATTGTGTATGGGTGTTTTATTAGGAGAATTTGATGTTCCATGTATTGCAGGAGTTCATTTAATGGGTAGTCCGAATACACCCCTTGGCTTAGCTTTAACAGTTACTAGTGAAATTTTAACGCAACTGAGAAAGGGTTTGGATACCAAACCCTGTTTATCAGCTATGTCAAATGGTGATTTCCCCACAGAGATTTATGGTATTGAAGTTGTTAATCAATCTGAAGGGATACATCCCAATTCACCGGTGAATTTTATGCCTAAATATTCTAGAATTACACCGGTGGGTAATTGTCCTGGTAGATCTTCTCATACTAAATCGAGTGTGAAGAAGACAATAATATCTGATGATGTTGAAGAAATTTGTGGTGTTCCTTGCAAATGGGGCCCTCCGAAATTTAATGCCAAAAGACAATGGCAAGCATCAATGCAATATTCTGCGAATACCTCAGTTGGTTTTGATCCAGAAATATTAGAATGGGCTATGAATGATTTGGAAACACAAGTAGTCAAGTGTTTCCAAAATCCTAAGCATGCTCCGTGGATCAAATCCCAATTGCATACATTGACGAAAATGCAAACTGGATGTGGTATAGATGGTGAAAGATTTTTGAACGCAAGTTGTTGGAGTACTTCGAAAAGCTTTCCACTTAGTGGACCTAAGGAGGAATGGATTGAACGCCTTGATCCTGCGTTATATGAAGATTTCCAATGTCCCGTTGCAATTAGGCAAGAGGTTTGGGATGAAGCGGAAAAGATGTGTGAAAGAATACGCCGTGGAGAAAGAGCGTATGCCATTTTCAAAGCATGCGTTAAGGACGAACCTACACCTGTTTCTAAGGATAAAGTAAGAGTTTTTCAAGCTGCACCTTGGGCGTTTCAATTATTGGTGAGAAAATATTTCTTACCTTTAGCACGTTTGATGTCCTTATTTCCAATTCAAACCGAATGTGCCGTTGGTATCAATGCACATGGACCGGAATGGGATGAGTATGCCAAGTTTATGAAGAAACATGGTGATGATAGGATTTTTGCGGGAGATTATTCGAAGTTTGACTTACGTATGCCAGCACAAATATTGATGTCAACATATAAAGTTTTCATCAATATTTGTGAGAAATGTGGTAGTTATACAGAGGATGATCTGCTAATCATGAAAGGTATAGCCACTGAAATAGCTTATTCTGTAGTAGCTTATAATGGAGATATGATCATTCATAATGGATCTCACCCTTCTGGTAACAATATGACGGTTTATGGTAATAATGGTTGTAATTCCTTGATGCTTAGGTGTGGTTTTGCAAGTAATGGATTGCGAAATGGATACACCCTTAAGACTTTACCTAATTTTAATAGTGTGTGTGCGATAGGCATATATGGTGATGATGTTAAGGGTTCTGTTAAGAAAGGTTTTGATTGGTTTAATCATGTTTCATATGCTCAATATATGAAGGAAAACGATATAGTTTTTACTATGCCTGATAAAGAATCGGAACCAACAAAGTATATGAATGATTCAGATGCAGATTTCCTTAAACGGAAAAATGTATATAATAAAGAAACTGGTCTCATTCATGGTGCCCTTGACGAAAGTTCCATTTTTAAAAGTTTACACACTGTTCTTAAGTCTACGATTGGAGATAAAGCTCACGCAGCTGGTAATATAGAGACAGCGTTGAGAGAATGGTTTCATCATGGAAGAGAAATTTTCACTAAGCGTCACAAGCAAATGATTATGATTGCTGAGAAGGCTCAGTTACAAAATCTTATGGTGGACATAAATGAAGATACAGGTGTTGTTATGAATTCTTTATATGATGACTATGACGTGCGGTTGGCACAATTTAAAGCAAAACATTTTGAAAGTTAGGAAAATGTTTTATCCGTCTTGGACAGACGTTAAGTGTATCCATTCCGGACCTATTCGGGATTGTAATACTAGAGTTGAAAATAGGACTGCGTATATGTATTACTGCATGATATTATAATTTATATGTTTATATAATACATGAACAGCTTTGCGCATTAAGACATACCCCTCGTGGTATACCAGTTTTTACTGGGGATTCGTCATCCAACTAAACATTATTGCCATTTTGTGTGTTAAGCAGCACCTTTATGGTATGATTTTAAAATGCTTACTACTAATAATAATAATAATAATAATAGCATGCCATCAGCTAATGATGGCCCGAGTTTTAGTACAGATAAAACATCTCCGAAAACAGCATCAGAAAATGTTCATTTCGTTGATGGAGATACGCCATGGACATACGATGTTTCAGCTACCCCCGATGAGACATCCAAGCTTGTTGGATTCGATGACGCAGGGCTCGGAGAGTTTTTGTCAAGACCAATTAAGATCAGAGAATATAATTGGACACCAGGTACTCAGTTGTTTCAGAGTTTTAATCCTTGGACCGATTATTTTGGTAATGCGTATGTTCTCGAAAAGATCAATAGGTTCAGAAACTTAAGGTGCAAATTATGCCTAAAGTTTCTGATTAATGGTAACTCATTTTATTATGGGAGAGCTTTAGTTTCTTATAATCCTTTGCTTTTGGACGATCAAGTCACTAAAAATAGGTCTTTCTTTATACAAGATATCATAGCAGCATCGAATAAGCCACATATAATGTTAGATCCATGTTCATCTGAGGGTGGACATTTGTCTTTACCGTTTATATGGCCTGAGAATTATCTTGATATCACCCAACCTGGATGGGAAGATAATATGGGACAATGTACTATTCATGATTTTGATGTATTACGTCATGCTAATGGTGGTACAGATCCCATTAATGTCACAGTGTTTGCTTGGGCTGAGGATGTTTCCTTGCTCATACCTACGACACTTGCAGCTCAGTCTGATTCTACTTCTAGTGTTGAACTTGATGAATTTGGTTTCCCTAAGCCTTACGTTCATCAAGCACAATCGAAGGGTAAAAAGAAGACGTATAAGAAGAGTTCAAATACAACGAAGGATGATGAGTTCAAACCAAATGGACTCATTAGTAAACCTGCTTCAGCTATTGTTAAAGCTGCTGATGCTCTTTCTATGATTCCTTACATAGCTCCGTATGCAAAAGCCACTAGTATGGTGGCTGATAAAGTGGGTAAAATAGCTCGCATTTTTGGATATTCTAGACCTCAGGTACTTACCGATATACAACCTTATGTTCCGAGATATTGTGGAAATTTGGTTAATTCAGATGTACCCGAAACGGTTACAAAATTATCTTTGGATTCTAAAAATGAATTGACCATCGACACCAGAACTATGGGTTTGGGTGGAGCGGATGAATTAACTATCCAGTCTATTGCCTCTCGTATGACTTTTTGGAGGCAATTCGATTGGCCTGAGTCAGCTGTAACTGATACTTTGTTAGCGTCTATGCTTGTTCAACCTTTTTGTATCGATGCCATTACAGCACCTCCGGTGACTGAAATTCATTCTACAGCCTTGGCTTTTGCCACTGTGCCGTTTGAATCATGGCAAGGATCCATCAAATTTCATTTTAAAGTAGTTTGTTCCGAATATCACCGTGGTCGTTTAAGATTAGTTTACAATCCAGTTACTAATAATGTGGGACCTGTTCCTTTTAATCAAGTTTATTCTACTATTATAGATATTTCTAGTGATAGAGAGTTTGAATATGAATGCAAATGGACTGATATTAGAGCTTGGAATGCTTGTGTTGGGATGGATGGTGCACTTATTGCTGATATTTTCAATACGTCTACTCCTGTCGTGGGAGGAAGCCCTTTCGATAATGGAACACTTTCAGTGTATGTAGTTAATGAGTTAGCTACTCCTTCTACCACGCCTGCAGATGTTAAAATCCAAGTTTGGGTTTCTGCCGGTGATGATTTTGCAGTCTCTGTGCCTGGTTTTGGTGCTTCTCAATTGTCATATTTTGAGCAACAAGCAACCCCTTCATCGCCGAACGATGGAACTATATTAGCTGAGCCTAATGATAATTCCAATAATCCAGTAGGCGGTGGAACTATAGATAGTTATGGTACTGTGCAATCACCTTTAATGAAAGATGATAATCAGTACCTTGTTTATCAAGGAGAGCAAGTTGTGTCTTTTAAAGATTTATTGAGGCGATATCAATTTCACAATTCGTATTGGCCTGCTGAAACAGGAGTAGGTTTTAGATATTATACTTTAAATATACCTGGGATGCCCATATTTCGAGGATGGGACCCCAATGGTATAGATAATGGTATTAATTCTGCAGCCGGTAATTCTCCGTACAATTTTTGTTCTATGACTTTATTGAATTATTTGGCGCCTGCTTTTGCTTGTCAAAGAGGTAGTCTTAGACATAAGTGGGTTGTAGGTGGTACACGATCCACGCGAGAAACTCAAGTTTTAGCTGCCACGCGTCAGAGTGCGCTCACGCCAGTTGGTTTTAGTGAAGAGTCACATCGTTTAGACAATGTGTTGCTCGGTGACAGAAGGAAAGAGTTACAAGATATGCGTCGCTCATATCTATCTGGTACAGCTATCACTCCAGTTAGACTAAATAATACTTTGGAAATAGAAATACCATATTATTCTATTGGTCAAAGATTTAGACCTGCTAGGTTTTTAGATATGGCAGGAACTGGAGATATTCAAAGTATTGAAGTTGCTTGTGAGATTTCTCCTGATGGTGCTGATTCTGATTGTAGATTGGACCATTTTACAAGTGTAGGGGAGGACTTTACACTCGGTATGTTCGTAGGAGCACCCGTTATGTACTATTATAACAATCCAGTTGCATCATAAGATGCTTGGATTGTTTTTGTATTTTAGAAAGTTGACTGGGGCGTCAATTTCGTCATGTAGACGTTAAATACCGTTAAGAATCAATAGGATGGGCCTATTGATAGGATACCCTTCGGCGGTCGAAGGGGGGCACATAGTGATATGTGCCTGGATGAGACTAAGTTAGTCTTACATTTATTGCTTTGCGATAGAGAAGGTTTTTGTAACAACCTCATGTAAGACTTTAAGTCTTATTTGAGTTGTGAAAATTTTTACTTCTCTTGGATCGCAATTTACTAAATGTATGTCCGAATTCATAGTTACAAATAAATCGATCGTATAGGTTTCTTCTTTGCCTAGCGTGATCGGTTTGTTGTTCGGGCCGCTTACG